TCATGCTGTGGACATTATGTCGTTCAAAGGGTTCAGCTCGACGGCCTGCTCAAGATGGTCTGGGGCAAAGTGCGCATATTTCATCGTTTCGCGGATGTTGGCGTGACCAAGAATTTTTTGCAGTACCAGAATGTTCCCGCCGTTCATCATAAAATGGGATCCAAACGTATGGCGTAGCACATGCGTTTTCTGCCCTTCGGTCAACTCGATATTGGTGAGCAGAAGCATCTTTTTGAACTCCTGATAGCAGGGCTTAAACATTTTGCCTTGACGCTGGCTCAATTCATCATAAAGCCATTTCGGGATCGGAACGGTTCGATTCTTTTTCCCCTTCGTTTTGGTGAAGGTTAATTTATAGGGGGAGAGCTGAGAGCGGCTAAGCCTTTCCGCTTCCCCCCATCGCGCGCCAGTAGCCAAGCATACTTTTACTATCATCGTCAGGTCAGGCTTGCCGTATCTTTCACAAGCTTGAAGAAGCTGAGGAATTTGCTCACGTGTGAGCCATGACATTTCTTTTTCGGCTTCTTTAAACACCCTAACCCCATCAAGCGGGTTCGGTAAACTCCACTCACCTAACCTTTTCAGCTCGTTAAAAACAGCTTCAAGGTAATGATGTTCACGGTTAACAGTAATCGGTTTCGCAACCCATTTAGCCGGGTCCTTGTGGTAGCCATTATCTATCTCACCACGGAGACGGCGGTCTCGATAATGAGCCCAATCTTTTGCTGTTAGCTGGGAGGCTACTGGGTCGCCTAGGCCATTGCAGATAATATGCAGTTTAGCTAAGCGTGACTTACTTGCGACTAAAGCCTGCCCGTGGAGGTTATGCCAGAGCATGATTAACTCACTTAGCTTTCTGCGATCCTCTTTCTCTGACATCCACGGTTTATTAGCAGCTTGGTCACGGTAATACTGTTCATAGGCAACCGCCTCCCCTTTAGTGGGAAAGCGTTTCCGCACGCGACGGCTATCTCTGCCATCGACACGAAAATCACATAACCACTCGCCGGAAGTCAGTTTTTTTACTGTCATGATTAAATACTTTTACTAAGGGTAATGAAGACCATACCGACGCACTTGACCTCTGATACCTGACATTCAAAATTTGAAGCGTCGTTTTTAACTATCAGCTTATTGCCCGGTAAGCGCGCGATATCGTATACATCGCACGTTCCATCCACATCAATTAGCCATCGGCCATTGGCAATATTTTTTGTGTCGAGATCCACAAGCCAGCGAAGACTGTTTTTCTCTATAAGTGCTGGTTTTTTCACTGAGGCATCAATGAGTGTTTCGTCGCAGTACCACACTCCATCGTTTATCAAATTGCCGGTATGAATATTGAATTTAGCAATCTGTTTTACTCCTTTAAGTGCCTCAGAAGCTGGTTTCGAATCAGGGGTACTCTCATACATCGAGCCAATACCTGTAGCCAGCCATAGAAGCGAGGCGCCGGTTTCAAGTGAGCAGACGATAACTACTTCACCGGGGAAATGCTCTCGGCGTACCCAAGCGCTCATGGTTCCTGATGGAATGTTAAGATGATCTCCCAGCTCTTTTTGAAGTTTGAAACCGTAAGCATCCAGAATGCGGCGGAGCACAATTTTCCCACCAGAAGCTTCCATCTTTTCGCTCAACGCGATTCCTGATAATTCGCCAGCCGGGCGACCATCCAAACTTGCATTTGCAAGCTGACCCTTTTTAAGCCATACGACATCCGCACCTGTGTCAAGAGCACATTGAACAAGGTAGTCACCTGGTAAGCTGTTTCTTTTGAGCCAGTTGTTAACCGTACCTATCGGAATTCCCACTAAATCAGCATAAGCCTGCCGCGTGCTAACACCATAAGAACTAAGGATTCTTTCGAGAATTTCCCGTACATCTTCAGATGAAGTGACCAAACACACCCCCAAAACAACCAAATGACCACTTTACACATAGCCAATTGGTCACTATTATCAGGCTCAAGCACACCACGAATGTGCGAGAACATACCAAAAAGCAACTTAACCGGAGATATTCACTGATGAATCTTCAAATTGCAATCCCTGCCGGCCCAGACTTTGTCTCTTATGAGGAGTTTGCGGAGCAATACGGGTGTAGCCTGAACACCGTTAAGGAAATGGTTAAGCGTGGCGAATTGCTACTGGTGCCTCGCACTCGTGAAGGTGGCTTAGGCCGAATCAATATGATTGCCTTCCGTGCAAAATTGTTAGCTCAGGCCATCAATTCGCGTTACGCAGTGTTTCAGTAACTTGATTTTGCAAGCTGGAAGGAGCCGCAGCATGTTAGATTTTCGCGTTTCGTCACATTCACACTTCGATGACGCTTGTCGCAAATTCGCCTTGACCCATAACGTCAAGGAGTTAGCAAACAAGGCGGATATCAAGCCCCATACGCTTTACAACAAACTAAACCCAGAGCAACCGCATCAGTTAACACCCCGTGAAATTTGGACGCTGACCGATATTACCGAGGACTCTACTCTCGTTGATGGCTTTTTAGCTCAGATCCACTGTCTGCCATGTGTGCCGGTGAACGAACTAGCAAAAGAAAAATTGCAGACCTACGTAATGCGCGCCATGAGTGAACTTGGGGAACTGGCAAGCGGTGCCGTTTCGAATGAACGTTTAACCCCAGCTCGCAAGAGCACCATGATTGAAAGTGTAAATGCTGGGATTCGTATGCTCTCGCTTTCTGCCCTGGCATTACAGGCTCGCCTCCATGCTAATCCAGCAATGGCCAGTGCGTTAGATTCCGTGAGCGGTATTGGCGCTTCCTTCGGGTTAATTTGAGGTAAGTATGCTGAAAAATGAACCTTCATTCGCGTCTCTGCTCGTAAAGCAAAGTCCAGGCATGCACTACGGCCACGGCTGGATCGCAGATAAGGACGGCAAGCGCTGGCACCCGAGCCGCTCACAGGCTGATTTACTGGCTGGCCTCTCAACTCAAAAGCAGGGGGAATCATGGCTATCGAAGCTGTTTCCGCGACTGTTCCACTAAAAGCGGGTGAACGTCTGGCCGGTCTCAATCATGTGGCTGAATTGCGCGCGAAATATTGGGGCGATAGCTGGAAAGAGGTTGGGCGTTTTGTTGACGATATGCGCGATAAACGCGATCCACAATTTGAAGAAAATAATCGGGCGCTGGCCGCTATTTTCTTTCTGGCAAAAATACCGGCGGCTCGTCATGAGCTCGAATTAAGTGAGCTGACTACTGACGAGAAAAAAGCATTGATTACAGCGATGAATCATTTTCGTGCAGTGGTGAGCTTATTTCCAAAACGGCTAACCATGCCGAATTAATCCAAACAGAAATTTAATGGCGTAAACCCGCCGGACTTCTTATTGCCCGAAATCAGGAGAGTCAATTATGCGTAATACCGAAACCCGCACCTTTCACACCGATAGCGATGCACTGGCCGTACTGCTGACTGATGCAAAAAAAGAAGAGCGTAAAGACCGCGCTCTCGCCGTTTCCATTCGTCTTGAGGCGCTGGCTATTCATATCACCAAAAAGGGTATGAGCGGCATCGAAGCCGCTGAACTGCTGCGCCGTGAAGCCACACGCTTTGAGAATGAATCACAGGAGCTGCACTAATGGCCGACGCAATGGATTTAGCACAACAGCGTGAGCAGGAAGACCGCGAGCGCCACATCAGCAACGCGCGCAGCCGTATCGCTATACCTTCCCGTTTCCTGTGCGAACAATGTGACGCACCAATCCCCGAAGCTCGCCGTATTGCTATTCCGGGCGTGGCCTTTTGCGTGAGCTGCCAGCAAATCGCCGAGCATAAACTAAAACACTATCGGGGGTTATAAATTGGCTGTTCAGTTCGCTTTTCCGTGGAATGCTCCTCGGTCGGCAATAGCCAGCCCTTATCTTACTTATGACCAACAGCATCGCCGCGATCGTATGTTCGCGGCTTTGCTGCATGCGAGAAAGGTGCTTTCTCTGCAACCTGAGTGCGTGCGTTTTGATGTATACCGCACCGCTGCGGTGCTGGAGCAAAATCAAGGCAGTCAACGAGCCAATGCCTTTTTAATCAGTTTCTGCAAAAAGGCATTGCCACGTCTTGAACTGGTCGCAAAAAAATACGAGTGCACAGGTATCAATAGCAAGGTATCAGCCGCTGTCTTTGGTGGTCATTTCGATACTGAGCTTATGCAATATCTGGCATCACGTATGGTCAATATGGTCGCCAGATATAACCGACTTCCGGATATGGCGCGCGCCGATATTGACCTGCTGGCCGCTGATATCGCTAATTTCATTCGCGCTGAACTGGCAAACATTGATGATTCTGATTTTGGTGAGTTTAGAACACTTTATGCCTGGTATATGCACGCCGGGTTTATCTCTCAGCAATTTAATGTAACTCCTCCCAAATGGGAGCGAGTGATTAATAAAGTTTTCGATAAAAATGATATTGCGCCCGCAGTAATCCGCATGTTTACCGAAACATGGTGGCGTAACCGTCTGCGACGCATTGCGGCTGCATGGCGCGAACATCTGCACATTGCAGTCGGTAATGTCAGCAAAAAAAGACACGCATATGCGAGTAAAAACTGCGTGACTGACTGGCGCGAGCAGAAGCGCCGCACGCGTGAATTTCTCAAGGGACTGGATCTCGAAGACGAAGACGGCAACCGCATCAGCCTGATTGAAAAATACGACGGCTCGGTCGCTAACCCTGCGATACGTCGCTGCGAGCTGATGACCCGCATCCGTGGGTTTGAAAATATATGCAATGAGCTCGGTTATGTCGGTGAGTTTTATACTCTGACCGCGCCGTCAAAATATCACGCCACAACTAAAGCGGGATACCGTAACACCAAATGGAAAGGAGCCAGCCCGTCGGACACGCAGAATTATCTCACCGGCCTTTGGGCGCGCATTCGTGCCAAGCTGCACCGGGAAGAAATCCGCATTTTCGGCATTCGTGTTGCTGAACCTCATCACGACGGGACGCCTCACTGGCACATGCTTATGTTTATGCTGCCGGAAGACGTTGAGCGCGTGCGCCTCATCATTCGCGATTATGCGTGGGAGGAAGACCACAACGAGTTGAGAAGCGACAAAGCCAAAAAGGCGCGCTTTCATGCCGAGGCCATTGACCCAGAAAAGGGCAGCGCTACCGGCTATGTGGCTAAATACATTTCAAAAAATATCGACGGCTATGCTCTGGATGGTGAAACCGATGACGAAAGCGGTGAACTGCTGAAAGAGACCGCTCCAGCCGTTTCTGCATGGGCGGCGCGTTGGCACATCCGTCAATTCCAGTTTATCGGCGGTGCGCCGGTGACGGTCTACCGTGAGTTGCGCCGCCTCGCTGACACCGAGACCGCACACGGCCTGAGCGTTGAGTTTGCAGCCGTCCATGATGCCGCTGACGCCGGTGACTGGGCTGGTTACGTTAATGCGCAGGGTGGCCCGTTTGTCCGTCGCGATGATTTGCAGGTGCGCACGTTGTATGAACCGCGCGCCGAGTTTAACCAGTATGGTGAAGAAACCGTCTGCATCCGTGGCGTGTACGACTCCGCTATCGGTGCTGGCACCCCTATTTTAACCCGGCTCACGCAGTGGAAAATTGTGCCGAAGTGTGCCGTTGATTTGGCCGTTGACGTTAAGGGCGCTCCTGCGCCCTCTCGGAGTTCTGTCAATAACTGTACGGGAAGCGAAAGCGATCCACCGATACTGGATTTAACAAAACCTCTTAGTCGGCGTGAAAGGCGGGAGTTGACTAACCGACTCAGGAAGCAAAAGCCAGCAATACGGCGAAAATTCATCCACGGAACGGATGAGCAAAACGCAGCTTTAGCGAAAATTATTGACGAGGTATACCTCACGACCGGAATCACTATTAGCCGGGGCGAAGCCCTGCACCTGATTACAGGTGGTAAAAGTTGCATCAACGGTAAATGGCGCAGGGGAACTGCACGCGGCGAACTTTTGAGGGGGACCCCTTCACACGAATCGAAAACCAGAAGCATTCTCGAAAGAGTCGCGACGTTGGCGCAAGCAGCAAAACATTGACACTCTATCTGTTTTCATATCAGTCACATACAGCAGAGCTTTAGAAATTATTTTTTCTTTCATTTTCCTTTTCAATTGTTATACTGGATACATATACAGTATTTTCAGAGGGAGGAATTTGATGGTTGCAGAACATTTCAACCAAGCGCAGCATAAATGGGCTTGTGTACAATTTATCGCCGAGGTATCGCTAATTGCGAATTGTAAGTCTTCTGACCTCAAGCTTGCCCTCTCTATCATTGCCGATTTAGCCAGTAGAGAAAACGATAATGAAGAAAGCGATATTTTCTATGAGGTTCAGTAATTTATGATAATTAACATTACTCTGAAACCTGTTCAAAACATAGACGACGCAAGGCTCAACTCGCTCGAGAAAGAACTCAACCGGAGAGTGAACAACTCATTCCCCTCCTCTACCGTCGTTGTCAAAAAAGGCTCCATACCGAAAATCGATATTAAGGGTTTCCCGAGCGACTCAGACCGAGAACGATTAGGTGTTATTTTTGAAGACGTCTGGCAGGACGTAACATGGCATTAGCCATATGAAGACTAAGTACTAACTTTTCACCCCATGTTTGATACCATGGGGTTGTTTTTTATGGGGATGACACAAAGGAAAATCATGGATACCGTAATAGCATTTTTATCTCTGGCTCTCTTTATTGCTTTTATCGTGGGGTTAATCAGGCCGTCGCTGGTTCGAATGCCGAACCGTAAGCAATCCAGTGCGGTTTATCTCGGTGGATGTCTGGCGTTGGGCGTTATAGGCTCGATCTTATGGCCGAGTAAGAATAGTCAGCCTGTGGCACAAACTAATGCACCGGCGGTTAAAGCGGAACCGGTAACGCCAGCGTTTGAGTACGCAGACTTAACACTCAAAGAATATCGCAACGAACCAAAGCAAACTCGGCACGATATCGTTAAAGGCTATGTTGACTACAAAGGTGTATCGGCCAGCTCTGCTGATGCCTTTTATGCCTGTATGAGTGAGTACACTTTCACTAAAGATGATGCGTTAACACTCGGTGATGTATTGGGGTGGTGTTTTAACGACTTTGAGAAGGATCCACAATCTCTGAATAATAAAATCAATCTTGACGTATTTCAGGGTAATTTTAGCGGTTGGGATGGCTCATATCGACCGTTGGAGAAGTTGATAAAAGCCAGCATGAATGATGATTCCTCTTATAAGCATGTTTCTACTGTCTATCATCTGATTTTGAATAAAGACCCACATGCAATTGTTAAAACAACGTTTCGTGGCACTAATGCTTATGGCGGCATGGTAAAACAGACTGTAGCGGCACGCGTTAACGTGCGAACGGGTGAGGTCGATTCGATATTAGATAATTAGGCCTCTGTATTAGATAACCCTGACTGCGCAAAAACTGGCTTTTTGTGCCGTCAGGGTTTAACAACTCGCTATGCGAGGCGTTAGTCGAATTTTACAGGTGACAATGGTTGTCTTAATTCTTGATTGTGGAAATGTTCGTAGCGTGGATCTTTACGAGCCTCATCGGAAAATACCGCTCGATTATCTTCTATCCTTAAATGGCCTGAGTCTAATAAACGATGTAGGTCTGAAGCAAGTGCAATACCGTTTTCAACACTTGGCGCTCCTCCTGCCGCGTGGCTTAAAATGTGACACGCATCAATCGCAAAGCGAGAGCCAGTAATTGCGCAACATCCCTTCCAATTGGCTATTACGTCCTTTCTGAACCTACCTTGGGCTTTTCGGGTTTTCGTTAGCGAATAACCATCTTCAACATATGAACGCTGCTCGAATGTTGGTGATGATTCGGTCATATGGGATAACTGCCGAGAACTATGTTGGTTAGCTTTAAATTCTTCCCAAAGACCCTTACTAACTATTTTTCCTTGTCGAGCGCACCAGTTGGTGAAACCTTTCTTTTCGTGTTCATCTAAAGACGCCAGCCATTCGCGTAGTTCAGAAATGGCTAAAACATTTTGATGTAATTGACGCTTTTGTGGTAGTGGGGCCAACCGATCTTTTTTCTCTCCTCGCCGGTAAGGGGGAAGTTTCAATGTGTCCTTCATTGAAATCGTGCCAGCTGCGTTAGTTCGGACGCTGAATTGACCAGCATACTCAACTTTTTTAGCAGTTGTGGGAGTTATTGGCTTCCTATTATTAGCCATCCAAAGTTGTACTTGATGCAAGACTTCACTGGCTTCCAGCCCCTTACTTATCAATTCTTTGACGTAATTCTTAACCTCTTGTTTATTTGGCTGGTATTCGAATAAATACGGTGAAAGCATTAAAATTTCTTTCATTGAAGTTTTTGTTTCAGCCATAAATCCCCCAATATCTTTTTCTAAAAGTGCACTCAATGCCTCTTTTCTCAGCGTGCATTCATGGTGCATGGTTTTGCATGAGAATAATGTCTCATTTTTATGAGAGCTCCACCAGTGCTGGCGCGGTTTCAAAGTAGTCATGCAAGTGCATCAAAACCGCCCCGTTAAGCGCGCAGGCGAGGCGGGGATAGCACTGCGCGCCAGACATGGTGACAGGATTTATTTCACGCGTCTGTGCGCGTCGTGGTGGCGCGCTGTTATGTGCGGTCGGTTAACGAGGTGCTGGCGTGGTTGCGCCGCGTGTGCGGCGTCTGGCTCGCTCTGAGAGGATGCCGCCCGGAGGCGGCATTTAGGCGGGGGTTACTCAGTTTCGATGTTGTAATCCTTAAAGCGGATCACCTCTAAACCGAGCCATTCATTGATTTCCTTGAAACGCTCCTGCAATGGCGTCAGCTCGTTACGTACAAATACCCGCGCCACCTTCTCGATATCACCCATTGAGCCAATATTCTCGGGCTTGCCGCCCATAAGCTGGAACGGTACGCGGTGCGCATCGAGCAGGTCGGCGGCGCTCACCTTTTTGATGTTGAAAAAATCATCCTTCGTGGCGACTTCACTCAGCGGCACAATCTTGATGCCGTCCGGTTTCCCGTTCGGGGCATAGAAAAACAGGTTTTTGAAATTCCCGAGCCCTTTCGAGTCGCGCATCGCGGAGCGCAGCGCCTCGACGTCGGTGCTGCTCTGCGCCGCGTCGGTGACGTACATGATGTAACCCGCGTGCGCGCCGTTCTGGTAATACTTGCGACGAAACAGCGTGGCGGATTCATTCAGCCAGGCTGAATTAAGCGCGCTCAGGTATTCCGGCATCCCGTAGAGCTCCTGATTGATGTCGGGCTCAAGCAAATGACAGACTGAGCCGGGGGCGAACTGGTGCGGGTGCGAGAAATCCGACACGTACCAGTAAACATCCTCCTCGACACCCCTGCGGGTGTATTTGGCCGGAGAGGTTTCCAGCTTCATGAGCTGGCCGGTCACGCTCATGCGCTTCTCAAGATAGCCGTTGGCAAACACCAGATAATCAAGCACAAGGCGGCTGAAGTCCTGACGGGACAGCAACGGGTGCGGAATAAAGGTGCTGGTCAGAATGTTACGCTTTACGTAAATCGGGGAGCTGTGATGCACGGCGGCGCGCAGGCTTTTCGCCAGCCCGGAGAAGTTGACCGGCGGCTCGTACCATTTACCGTTATTGATGCACTCGACATAGTCGAGGATATCGCGGCGATCCAGAACGGGTGACGGCTCGCCAAAGGTGAACGCCTCCATTTTCTGCGGTGCGCTGGCGGTCATGTTGGTCTGTTTTGGCTGTTTCTTTTGGCGTTTTTTCATCTTAGTTGATATCCAGAATAGAGGTTGAATGCATACCGCTACCGGCGGAAAGTGGCTCGTTTAAAAGGGCGTGCATGGTCGCCCATGCGATATCCGCGTGGCTGGCTTCCTCACTGCGGCTGGCTTCATAGGTGGCACTGCGACCGCTGCTGGTCATGGTTTTGCGGATAGCCATAAATGACTGCGTGATGTCGGTCGCACCGGCGTCATACTCCAGACACCCGCGTCGGATGGTGTCTTTCGCTTTCAGCACCATTGCGGTTTTCATTTCCGGTGTGTAGCGAATAGCGCGCGCTGCCGGGAAGAATGAACGCACGAGCTGGTAAACACCCTGGCCGATGCCGGTCGCATCGATGCCGATATAGTCGACGGTGTATTTCTCGGTCAGCGCACGGATGGCCTCGGCCTGCGCGGCAAAATCCATGCCTTTCCACTGGTGACGCTCAAGGATGCGGAACTTGCCACCGGCAACCAGTGGCGGAGCCAGCACCGCACAGCCTGCGCTGTCGCCGGTGTGTGACGGGTCGTAGCCAATCCAGACCGGACGCCAGTTAAACGGACGGTCAGCGAATGGCTCGAAGTCCTCCCATTCTTCCATCGCATCGACCATGCAACGCTGGAGCTCCTCGAACGGGAATACCGACGCTTTATCGTCGACGAACTCGCACATAAACAGGTTACGGAAGTCATCCGCGCTGTTTTCCTGTCTGAGCTGGTCGAGGTTAAACAGGGTACAGCCCCCGGCGAGCGCGTCCTCAATGGTGACAATCTGCCGCCACTGGCCGTCCCCGCATAACATGCCCCCGGCAAGCGCCTGATGACTGATATCGATGTCGACACGTTCGTCGCGGTTACTGCGGCCACGGTTAAACAGCTCCCCTGACCAGAACGGGTACGCGCCGTGCGCCAGCGTCGACGGCGTCGAAAAATAGGTGGTGCGCAGGTGCGACTGTGAGGCCATACCGGAGGCGACTTTTCGCAGCTTCTGGAAATTGGGTATCCAGAAAATCTCATCGACATAGAGGTCGCCGTTATGACTCTGCGCGGTGTTGGAGTTGGTCCCGAGGAAAATCAGCTCTGCGCCGTTGTTGCCGATGACAATCGGGTCGCCTGACAGGTCGACGTCGACCAGACGCGCAAAGGCGATGATGTACTTACGGAAAACGTAAGCCTGCGTTTTACTGGCGGATAAAAAAATCTGGTTTTGCCCGGTCTTAAGGGCGCGCAGAAGCGCCTCACGCGCAAAGTAGAACGTTGCGCCAATCTGGCGCGATTTGAGGATGTGGCGAATACGGTGCGCGATGCCTGCCTTATGCCAGTTGAGCTGATACTCAAACGACTGGTCAAAGAAAATCTCTTCCAGCTTTTCAATCGCTTCTTCACTGAAGAAATTACGTTTCGGCTTTTTGCGATCCCCTTTGTTGCGGCTGGCGATATTGGGGTTTAAATCCACCTCGTTTCCGGTCTGGCCGTAGCGGTTCACGCGCGCGAGGCGCTCCATCTGTCGCGACAGAAAATCAGCGACCTTAAAGTCGTGCGGCGTCAGGTCGGGCTTGGCGTAAAGCTGGATGAGACGCGCCTCTAACGTCGACTCAACGCGGTTAATCGGCGCGGTTTCCTCCCATCCATCACGCTGTTTCCAGCTCTGCACCGTGGGGCGCTTGAGTTGCAGCATGTCGCAGATTTGCGGCACGGCGAACCCCTGCCAGTACAACAGCCGCGCCTGTCGTCGTGGGTCATTGAGTAATGAAAGGTCAGTTGAAATGGTCATGCTTACCTCGTTTTGATGTTACGAGGCAAGGCTAAGGAAATGACCGTACTTAATCGCTAAACCCCTGTTGTGTCAGGGATTGCACTTCCGCAACAGGTGGCTGATGAGGGGCTGAGTCGGGAAACTAACCCCGACCCGAAAACCCAACATCAGGACACCTGAACAATGGCAAAGAAAGTTTCTAAATGGTTTCGCATCGGCGTCGAGGGGGACACCTGCGACGGCCGAATTATCAGCGGTAACGATATTCAGGAAATGGCCGAATCGTTTGACCCACGCGTCTACGGTTGCCGCATTAACCTTGAGCATATTCGCGGTCTCTTTCCAGACGGTGACTTCAAGCGATTAGGCGATGTGGTTGAGCTGAAAGCGGAGAAAATTGACGACGATTCTGCGCTTAACGGCAAATGGGCGTTGTTCGCGAAAATCACTCCGACCGATGACCTTGTAGCGATGAATAAAGCCTCGCAGAAGGTCTACACCTCCATGGAAATTCAGCCGAATTTTGCAAATACCGGCAAATGCTACCTTGTTGGCCTCGCGGTCACTGATGACCCGGCAAGTCTCGGCACTGAATACCTCGAATTCTGCCGCAATGTTAAGCACAACCCGCTACAGCGCTTTAAGGCCAATCCTGAAAACGTCTTTTCCGCCGCCACGCTGGCCGAGCTGGAATTTGAAGACGTTCCCGACACGCTGCTCAACAGCCTGACCGACAAGGTAAAGGCCATTTTCAGCCGTAAACAGGCCAGCGACGACGCACGTCTTGCAGATGTGCATGAGGCTGTCACCACTGTCACCGAGCTGGTTAAAACCAATCTCACCGCAACTGACCAGCGCGTCACCGAGCTTGAGACCGAACTGGCGCAGCTTAAGCAGGACGTGACCAGCAAGGCTGAAGAAAGCGCGCAGGCGTTTAACGACCTCAAAAACTCCCTCGATAACACCGAAAGCCAGCGCCAACCGCGCCGCGAGCTTTCGAAAGGTGGTACGGGCGACGAGCTGCTGACCAACTGCTGAAAACCCGCCGGGCGTGCCGCCCGGCCTGATACCTATTACCCGAACAGGAAAAACCATGCGTAAACAAACCCGCTTTAAATTCAATGCCTACCTGACCCGCGTCGCGGAGCTGAACGACATTTCCACGGATGACGTGGCGAAGAAATTCACCGTCGAGCCGTCGGTCACGCAAACCATGATGGACACCGTGCAGGAATCGTCCTCATTCCTGACGAAAATCAACATCGTGCCGGTCGACGAGCTGAAAGGCGAAAAGGTCGGTGTGGGCGTTAACGGCACAATCGCGAGCACCGCCGATACTGAGGGCGATGGCGAGCGTGAAACCGCTGATTTTACTGCGCTGGAGTCCAACAAATACGAGTGCGCGCAGATTAACTTTGACTTCCATATCCGCTATAAACAGCTCGACCTGTGGGCGCGATTCCAGGACTTCCAGACCCGTATCCGTAACGCCATTATCAAGCGTCAGGCGCTCGATTTCATCATGGCCGGTTTCAACGGCATTGAGCGCGCCGCAAAATCTGACCGCAAAAAAAATCCGATGCTTCAGGATGTGGCGGTGGGCTGGTTGCAGAAGTACCGCAATGAAGCGCCAGCGCGTGTGATGTCAAAAATCACCGACGAGGACGGCGCGGTCATTTCCGATGTGATCCGCGTGGGTAAAAACGGCGACTATGCGAACCTCGACGCGCTGGTCATGGATGCCACCGGCAACCTGATTGATGAGATTTATCAGGATGACCCGGAGCTGGTTGTCATCACCGGTCGCAAGCTGATGGCGGATAAATACTTCCCTATCGTCAATAAAGACCAGGAAAACAGCGAGTCGCTGGCCGCTGACATCATCATCAGCCAGAAGCGAATCGGCAACCTGCCTGCCGTGCGCGTGCCTTACTTCCCGGCGAATGCCCTGATGGTGACGCGTCTCGATAACCTGTCTATCTACTTCATGGATGACGCGCATCGCCGCAGCATCATCGAAAACCCGAAGAAAGACCGCATCGAGAACTACGAGTCAATGAATACCGACTACGTGGTCGAGGCATACGCTGCCGGTTGCCTGATTGAAAATATCAAGCTCGGTGACTTCACCGCACCTGCTGCACCGGAAAGCGGAGAGTAAGCCATGATGAGTCCCGCAGCGCGTCACATGATGCGGGTCTCGGCCTCTGAAACAGCGCGGCGGGCTGCTGTCCCGCTGCGCAATGCAACTGCCTATGAGCAGATGCTCGTTAAGCTGGCCGCAGACAACCGCACGCTAAAACAAATCCGATCCAATGAGCGCAAGGCAGATAAAAAGCGTGAGCTGCTGCCGTTCTATCTGCCATGGGTGGCTGGCGTCCTCGCAAACGGCAAGGGCGCGCAGGATGACATCGTCATGACGGTCATGCTGTGGCGTCTCGATGCTGACGATATCGCCGGGGCGCTGGAAATTGCCCGTTACGCCATGACCTATGGCCTGACCATGCCGACCGGTCGACGTCCGACGCCTTACCTGCTGGCCGAAGAGGTGGCACTGTCCGCGCACCGCCTGCTCACTGCAAAACAGCCGGTCGAACTGGCGAACCTGCTCGACACCATTGCGCTGACTGAACGCGCTGACATGCCCGATATCGTGCGCGCGAAGCTGCACAAAATCACCGGCTATGTCCTGCGTGATGCGAATCAACTGCCCGAGGCGCTGGCGCATCTGCAACGTGCGATCCAGTTAGAACGCACCATCGGTGTGAAAAAGGATATCGAGCAGTTAGAGCGCCAGCTCAGGCCAAAACCCGAACCGGCACCGAAAACCAAAACGACTAAACCGCGCACGCGCAAACCTGCCGCTAAACCAGCGGCACGGCGCGGGCGTCCACCAAAGGCGGCAAAAGCCGCAGGTTAACCGAGCGCTCCCCGAGCCGGGCGGCACGCCGGTCAATGCGGGTATCAATTGCCCTGACTGCAACCGGCGTCCACCGCCCACCTATTACCCGAGGTTGTCATGACGACGCTGATTATTGAGCAAAACAAAGAGCCGCAGGATGTGCCGGGCGTGGTGATACCGCCGCCGGGTGTGAGCGAGCCGGTAATCAAAAACACCCCGTTTTTTCCTGATGTTGATCCGAAGCGGGTGCGTGAGGAAATGCGTTTAGAGCAGACCGTTTCCCCTGTGCGCCTGCGCCGGGCAATTAAGACCGCCATCGCAGAGACGAACGCGGAGCTGGGCGAATGGCGCGAGCGTCAGCTCGATGCCGGTTACGCCACGCTGGCGGATGTCCCGACCGACAGGCTCGATGGCGAAAGTGTGCGCGTATTCCATTACTTCAACGCCGTGTGTGCCATGACGACCGCCACGCTTTACGAGCGTTTTCGCGGCGTGGATGCGACCGCCAAAGGCGACAAAAAGGCCGACAGCATCGACAGCACTATCGATGAAATGTGGCGGGATATGCGCTGGTCTGTGGCGCGCATCCAGGATAAAGCGCGCTGCATTGTGGGGCAAATCTGATGAAAGCGTATGCGCTACAGGGCGACACCCTCGACGCGATTTGTGTGCGGTACTACGGGCGCACCGAGGGTGTGGTCGAAACCGTCTTAGAAGCGAATCCCGGTCTGTCTGAGCTCGGCGTCATCCTGCCGCACGGCACTGCAATTGAACTGCCCGAGACCGACAGCGCGGCCAGAACCGAAACGGTGAATCTATGGGACTGAGTATGGAGAAAATCACCACGTTTATCGCCTACTGGCTGGCCGTCGCGCTGGCGTACCTCGGCGCAATATCGCCCGAAAAGATGGCGCTTTACGTGGGCGGCGGATGCGCCATTTTTACCGCACTTACGAATTACTGGTTTAAGCGCAAAACGTACCTCTATCTGACGTCACTCGGACTCGACAAGGGGGCTATTCGTGAAATCAATCGTTAAACGTTGCAGTGTGGCCGCAGTGCTGGCGCTGGCGGCGCTGATGCCTGACTTTCGTCTGCTTAACACCTCGCCCGAGGGGCTGGCGCTGATTGCCGACCTCGAAGGTTGTCGCCTGACGCCTTACCAGTGCAGCGCGGGAGTGTGGACGTCAGGCATCGGCCACACTGCCGGTGTCGTCCCGAAAGGGGAAATCACAGAACGTCAGGCGGCGGCGAACCTCGTCGCGGATGTGATGAACGTCGAGAAGCGTCTCGCAGTCTGCGTGCCGGTAGAAATGCCGCAGCACATTTACGACGCGCTGGTCAGCTTCTCATTCAACGTGGGAACCGGCGCGGCCTGCCGGTCGACGCTGGTCTCGTATATCAAGCAACACCAATGGTGGCAGGCGTGCGACCAGCTTACCCGCTGGGTTTATGTGAATGGCTCAATCAATAAAGGGCTGGAAAATCGCCGCGCGCGTGAGCGTGCTTATTGTCTGAAAGGAGTTTCTCAATGAAAAAGTTTTTACGTTCACTGATTTTAGATGCCCTGCTGGCTGTATTCCTGCTATGGGGGCTGGCTTCGCCGCAAAGTGCAGCACTTAATTTTGTTGCAGCGTGGGCGCTGTTTGGCTGTGTTGTCTGTATTGCGGCGAGCCTTGCCGGTGTGGCTGTTTTTGACCACTGGCTACGAAATGCGGGGAAAGGTATTCCGGTAAAACCCGGAATAATGAAAATCTTCCGCGCTGTTTTCTGCAACAAGCCCTCAAAGGTGCGTCGCGCATGGTCTCTTATTATTTTTGTCGTAACCACAGGGTGTCTGCTCGGTGCTGGCTGGATCTTTACCGCGCTGCTTTACCTGATTTGCGTCCTGACCTTTACGGGGGTGCGCACCTCATACCGTCAGCGCATTGAGGTGGCGGGGCTGTGTCCAGATTCATTGTGATGTTGCTTGCCGCAGGCCTGGCGCTGGCGGCTGTGCTCTGGTTAAGGCATGAGAACGGTAATCTACGGCGCTCTTTTGACCGGGCAAATAAGGTCGCGACCGAACAGAAAAACGTGATCGGGATGCTGAAAAATCAGCTTTCCGTTTCGCAGGGAATCGCCAGGCGAAATGAAACCGCACAGGTCAGTTTACGTGGTGAGCTGATTGCTGCCGGTGCGATGGCCGTGCGCCGGGAAGAAACCATTACGAGGCTGATGAATGAAAATGAAACGTTACGCCGCTGGTACAGCGCTGAGCTGCCTGATGTTGTGCGCAGGATGCACACCCGCGCCGGTTGCGCCTCCGCCGGTCATTGTTTACAGCGCCTGCCCGAAAGTGAGCTATTGCCCGATGCCGGGAAGCGACCCGGCCACTAATGGCGACCTGAGTGCAGATATTCGCAGGCTTGAGCACGCGCTCGCCGCCTGCGCGTTACAGATTGAAACCGTCAAAGACTGTCAGGATAAACTCGATGAAGAAAGCAATCAGCCTGCGAAAAGCGCTAACTGACGCCGTCCCGCAGCTTAAAACCAATCCCGAGATGATGCGCATTTTTGCCGACGAGGGGAATATCGATGCACGGCTCGCGGCCTCCCTGTCCCACGAGAAAATTTACACCCTGAATGTCATCGTGTGTGATTTTGTGGGCGACCCTGATTCGATTTTCGTGCCGGTGGCCGCGTGGCTCAGGGAAAACCAGCCGGATATCTGCACGCTCGATGGGGGGCGTAAAAAGGGCTACCGTTTCGAGATGGATTTAAACGACGGGGATACGGTTGATATCAGCATCAGCCTCCAGCTCACCGAGCGCACCCTCATCAAAGAGGAAAACGGCGCACTGCATGTGAGTTATGCCCCGGAGCCGCCACCGCCTGAACCCGTCACGCGTCCAAAAGAGCTCTATATCAACGGCGAACTGGTGAGCAAGTGGGATGAGTGAATTTAAGCCCTTTGATAACCAGCTCGCCGGGCTGCTTGCTGCCCTGTCATCCGCAGGGCGTCGGAAGCTTGCCGGTGAGATTGCGAAGCAACTCAGAACGGCGCAACAGCAACGTATCAAACAGCAAAAAGCCCCCGATGGCTCACCGTATCAGGCGCGAAAGCGCCAGCCCCTGAGAGCCAAAAAAGGTCGAATTAAACGGGCAATGTTTCAAAAACTCCGCACTAACCGGTACATGAAAGCCAGTGGCCGTGAAAGCGGTGCTGCGGTGGAATTTACCGGAAAAGTGCAGCGTATCGCGCGTGTCCATCAGTACGGCCTCAAAGACCGGCCAAATGCACACGCTCAGGATGTGCAGTACGCAGAGCGCCAGCTACTCGGATTTAGCCAGGCCGATGAAGAGAACATTAAAGCTGTTATTATGAGTTTTTTAAATAACCAGTAATTAATATGGATTACCTTTAATAATAGAGGTAATCCACACTTTAACTAATTCTAACTCAGCTTTATTGATTCAAGGATTTTTGTGGCCTCTTGTTTCTGAATTGCGCTATCTTTAGTAAATTTAGTAAGAAACGGAAGTTTATCATATTGCAGGTCTGATACCATACCTAGCCCCACTATATCCAATTTATAATGGCCGGGAGTACTTCTGGCCTGATAAACGTAAATATGATGTTTTTCATGTTGAGTAGCCTTAAGATGATAACAAGCGGAAAGGACTTTCTCTTTGTCGTTACTCGATGTTCGCGAGCCAAAAATCACACCTTTTATATGTTTAGCGTGAATTTTTATACTTCGTAATGGTGCTGCAAGTTCGCAATTGACAGGTAGTTGTAACCTAACTTCTTTCTCGTACTTCCAGTCTGAATACTTCACTCTACCAATATCTTCTTCATTATAAGCTTTCAGGCATGAGAGTAAATGTTCTGGATAGCAAGCTTCCCATTCACGGTCGCTGTATGAAAACTTAGAAATGATTTTTCTAAACCCATTGGCGCGGACCGGCCTTGCTTTATATATTACATCGAAAACAGGGGCGCTACATTCTGATGATAAACCCATCGAATAACAATGTTCGCTGGTTTTTTCAAATGATGGAAAAATCTCTAGATTGCTTTTTAATGTAACGTTACCATCTATTGTTTCATAAATTATCGCAAACCCTTTTTCAGCGTTGCCGTAATGACCCCACATGGTGAGATTGGTAGCGCTTTTTGAAAAGGATGTCAGGTAATTATTGTCATTTAGTTGCACCTCGAAATCCTGATTTAGATATGCACTTAATGCCTGCATTGTTTTACGCGCATCCTTATAATCAAGTTCGCTAATCGTCAGTCTAGCGAGTGCATCTGAAAAATCATTTATCAGAGATTGGTAGCTGAGGGTTTTGCTTTTTTTACCATTGAGTAAAGAGCGCAGAATTTCGTCCTTGAATGCAAGGAGCGATATAGCAAGTGGGGAGTTAGGTTCTAAATTAAGCTTTAAACACACTCTAACAATTAAATAATGAACAAACCTTTCCCACACTTCTTTATTGGCATTAAAGACAAACTGTGGTTTACATTCATGTATGTCATTTAATTCGTTGGGGGAAGCGAAAAAGACTTCCCCATTGCGAAGCATTGATATGCTGAGATCAGAAATTGATGAGTATTTATAAAAAAGCATTCTCATTTTCCTTATTTAAATCAAGATACTCATTAAATCGAAAAAATTGCAATGTTTCAAATGTAAATCATTTATGTCCGCATTCTGTAGGTTTAATCGGTAAGCAGTCTGTCTGTTGTATCAGATACTACAAAACCCGCCTCAATTGCCGCTGGCCTTGTCCGGCGGCATCCTTCGCGTATGAATAATTTAAATTCTCTACAGGAAATCGCACGCGCGATCCGCAACCTCATCCGCACCGGCATCGTGACCGACGTCGACCACGATGAGGGGCTGTGTCGTGTCCAGACCGGCGGCATGCAAACCACCTGGCTTAACTGGCTCACCTGTCGCGCCGGTCGCTCTCGCGTGTGGTGGGCTCCGTCCGTTGGCGAGCAGGTGCTATTACTGGCCATCGGCGGTGAGCTCGATACGGCCTTTGTGCTGCCGGGCATTTTCTCAGATGACAATCCCGCGCCGTCAGCCTCACCCGATGCGCTTCACGTTACCTTCCCTGATGGTGCGGTCATTGAGTACGACCCCGAAAACAGTGCGCTCACCGTGTCAGGTATCAAAACCGCAGACGTTACTGCGTCGGATTCCATCACGGCCACCGTACCGGTGGTGTTGGTAAAAGCCGAAAGCCGCATCACGCTCGATACACCCGAGGTGGTGTGTACCAGCAAGCTGACGACCGGCACGCTCGAAGTGCAGAAAGGCGGGAAGATGTCCGGGAACATCGAGCACACCGGCGGGAAACTGACCTCAAACGGCGTGCAGGTGGATGACCATGCACACGGCAACGTACAGAGCGGCGGAAGCTGGACTAAGGGGACGCAATGACGGTGCGTTATCTGGGAATGAACAGCCAGACCGGCCTCAGTATCTCTGAGGTCGAGCATATCAGGCAAAGCGTGCGCGACATTCTCGTCACGCCGGTTGGCTCGCGCGTCATGCGCCGTGAATACGGCTCGCTTCTGTCGGCACTGATTGACCAGCCGCAGACACCGGCACTGCGATTGCAGATTATGGCCGCGTGCTATTCCGCGATCCAGAAGTGGGAGCCGCGCGTCAGTCTGACAACCATCACCTTTGAGCGGTCGGAGACCGACGGCGGGCTGTATGTCGATATCACCGGCACGCGCTCGGCTAACGGCCAGCCCTTTTCCCTCACCATTCCACTGAGTTAAACGCTATGGCAATTGTTGACCTTAACCAGCTCGCCGCGCCTGATGTCGTGGAAGTGCTGGACTATGAGACCATCCTCGCAGAGCGCAAGGCGACGCTCGTCTCGTTATACCCGGAGGAACAACAGGAGGCAGTCGCGCGCACGCTGACCCTTGAATCCGAGCCGATTGTTAAGCTGCTGGAGGAAAACGCCTACCGGGAAGTTATCTGGCGACAGCGCGTCAACGAGGCCGCGCGTGCGGTCATGCTGGCGTATGCAGAAGATGCCGACCTTGACCAGATAGGCGGAAATTATAACGTCGAGCGCCTCGTCATCACCCCGGCAGACGACACGACGTTTCCGCCCACGCCAGCCGTAATGGAGTCGAATACCGACTACCGTCTGCGGATTCAACAGGCCTTTGAGGGACTGAGTACCGCAGGCTCAACCGGTGCATATCAGTTTCATGGCCGCAGCGCCGACGGGCGTGTCGCGGATATTTCCGTCATCAGTCCCGAGCCTGCGTGTGTGACCGTGTCTGTGCTGTCGCGTGAAAATAACGGCGTGGCCTCTGACGAGCTGCTCGCCATCGTGCGCGATGCGCTGAACGACGAGGACGTCAGGCCGGTGGCCGACCGCGTGACCGTGCAGTCAGCGAAAATCGTCGACTACAAAATCACCGCGTCGCTTTACCTTTATCCCGGTCCCGAAAGTGAGCCGGTGCTCAGTGCGGCAAAAGCAAAGTTACAGGCGTATATCAACGCGCAACACCGACTCGGGCGAGACATCCGTAAATCCGCCATCTATGCGGCGTTACATGTCGAGGGCGTGCAGCGTGTCGAGCTGGCCGCGCCGGTGGCTGACATCGTTCTCGATTACACGCAGGCGTCATGGTGCAGCGAGTACAGCGTCACCATAGGGGGCAATGATGAATGATACCCGACTGTTGCCGGTTGGCTCCTCGCCGCTTGAGGTGGCGGCGGCGCGCGCCTGCGCTGAAATCGAGAATACCCCCGTCCCCCTGCGCCGACTCTGGAGCCCGGACGACTGTCCGGCAAACCTCCTGCCGTGGCTGGCGTGGGCGTTTTCAGTTGACCGGTGGGATGAGAACTGGCCGGAGGCCACTAAACGGGATGTGATCCGCAATGCCTGGTATATCCACGCACACAAAGGAACGATTGGGGCAGTGCGCCGCGTGGTGGAGCCGCTCGGCTACCTGATAAATGTGTCTGAATGGTGGCAAACAAACGATCCGCCCGGCACGTTTCGCCTCGATATCGGTGTGTTAGAGACCGGCATCACCGAGGAAATGTATTACGAAATGGAGCGGCTTATCGCTGATGCAAAGCCAGCCAGCCGCCATCTTATCGGCCTCAATATTATTCAGGACATTCCCGGCTATCTGTACACCGGCGCCCTGAGCTATGACGGCGACATCATCACGGTTTACCCCGGATAAGTGAGAGCACAATGACAGTGAAATATAAAACGGTCATCACCAAAGCCGGTACCGAAAAACTCGCGGCGGCGACCGTACCGAACGGGAAAAAGGTGAATTTTACGGCGATGGCCGTCGGTGATGGCGGCGGTGCGCTGCCGGTGCCTGACCCGAACCAGACAAAACTCGTTAAAGAAGTCTGGCGTCATGCGCTGAACAAAATCAGCCAGGACAGGAAAAATAAAAATTATGTCGTGGCGGAGCTGCTCATCCCGCCTGAGACCGGCGGTTTCTGGATGCGCGAGCTCGGGCTCTATGACGACACCGGCACGCTGATTGCGGTCGGCAATATGGCAGAGAGCTACAAGCCAGCGCTGGCGGAGGGCTCTGGCCGCGCGCAGACCGTGCGAATGGTCATTATGGTGAGCGACATCGAGTCAGTCGAGCTGACCATCGACACCTCAACGGTGATGGCAACGCAGGACTACGTCGACGACAAGCTCGCTGAGCATGAGCAGTCCCGCCGCCATCCTGACGCCACGCTCACCGCTAAGGGTTTCACTCAGCTAAGCAGTGCGACCGACAGCGCATCTGAGAGCGTCGCAGCGACGCCAAAGGCGGTTAAGGCGGCGTATGACCTTGCCAAAGGGAAATACACGGCTCAGGACGCCACCACGGCGCAAAAGGGTATTGTCCAGCTCAGTAGCGCGACCGACAGCACATCTGAGAGCGTCGCAGCGACGCCGAAAGCGGTTAAGGCGGCGTATGACCTTGCCAAAGGGAAATACACGGCTCAGGACGCCACTACGGCGCAAAAGGGAATTGTCCAGCTCAGTAGCGCGACCAACAGCACCTCCGAGGCGCTGGCGGCTACCCCAAAGGCGGTAAAAGCTGCCTTTGATGCCGCGAAGTCTGCTAACGACAATGCCGAAGGGCGTGTGCCAAAAGGAGCTGGCCTAAATACCTATGCTGAATCAGTTTCAGATATTGCCGTCGATTTGCGGACACGTAGCGGTTTTTTTAATGGTTCCTCTTTAAAAAATGGCATGCCCGGCGGTCATACCTGGAAGCAATATATCAACTCCGCACACAGTAATACTCAGGGCTATAACACAATTATTGGGATAGATTTTGACGGCAACGTGATTGGTTTTGCAGCGGTCGCAGCAGGCGTATTTAAGGGCTGGAAACTTATTCATCATGATGGATATAACAATTTCCCGGTAGGTGCGCCGATTCCGTGGCCGTCTGATACTGTGCCAGCCGGTTATGCCATTATGGCGGGGCAAACCTTCGATAAAGCGGCTTATCCCCTTCTGGCGGCAGCATATCCGTCAGGCGTAATCCCCGATATGCGCGGATGGACGATTAAAGGGAAGCCTGCAAGCGGTCGTGCAGTGCTGTCACAGGAACAGGACGGCATTAAGTCGCACAATCACGGGGCATCAGCTTCATCAACCGATCTCGGGACGAAAAATACCAGCGCATTCGATTACGGGACGAAAACGACCAGCGCCTTTGACTACGGGACTAAAACATCAAACAGCACCGGTGCACATACGCACAGCGTTTCCGGTACTGCTGCAAGTGCTGGCGACCACAGTCACGCCCAGAGAGCATGGCGTGATGGTGGGGGCGGGAATGGCGTTTATATCGACCGTAACGTCTTTAATAAAGCCGGCTTTGTTGATACGTCATCTTATACCGTAAATGCCGGGGCACACACACACAGCGTAACGGGTACTGCGGCCAGCGCTGGCGCGCATGCGCATACGGTAGCCGTAGGGGCTCATACGCATACGGTGGCCGTAGGGTCGCACACACACTCGGTTGTTATGGGGTCGCATACCCACACCATTACCGTTGCCGCTGCCGGTAACGCAGAGAACACCGTTAAAAATATTGCTTATAACTACATTGTGAGGCTTGCATAATGGCTTTTAAATTTTCTGGTAAAGACCGCACTATCCGAATTTACAACCTCCGCGCAGACACCCGAGAGTTTATTGGCGCGGGGGATGCTTATATACCGGCTAATACTGGTCTCCCGGCAGACTGCACGAACATTGCCCCGCCCGACGTGCCAGAAGGAAAAGTCGCCGTATTCAACGGGGCTGCGTGGGATCTGGTCGAGGACTATCGAAATCAAACGCTATACAGCAAAGAAACAGGCGAGCGCGTATTTCTTACCGAGCTAGGTGCATTGTCAGCAGATATAACGACTATCGCCCCTGAGGGAAACTTTATGCGATGGAATGGTGAAGGATGGGAAAAAGACACGGAGGCAGAACGCACCGCAGCGGTGTCGTTCGCAGAAAGTGAGAAAAAACGGCTGATGCAGGAAGCTACACTCAGCATCGAAACGTTACAGGATGCCGTAGATTTGGGTGAAGCTACTGAGAACGAGGTCAGCATGTTAACTGTGTGGAAAAAATACCGTGTTTACCTCAGCCGGGTAACACCAGCCGATGCACCAGAAATTGAATGGCCTCCGCTCCCGGTGTGATGAAATTTGATAGAAATAAAAAACCCGCGTAAAGCGGGTTTAGTCATAGGGGCATTCTTCATATTCTTTTTCTGTTTCGTCACCGACGAACAGTCTGAGCCAGCAAAAACCAAAGAGCCACCATGCAGCCAGACCACCAACAACCCAGAGTAAAATCGTCATTATCGCTTCCTCGTTAATGGCGAAACGATAGCGACAATACCCATTCATTGATAATGGTTATCAGCGATCAATTAACCATTATTGATCGCTGATAACGATCAATAACCCTTCCCGCACACCACAACCGGTCGCTGTGCGTTGTGCTGTCACTCCCCCAACGGCCTTTCGTTTCTCACAGCTCACACACAACAGAAAATAGTTGCACCCCTTAACCACGGAGTTAAACGGATGAGCGACTATCATCACGGCGTCGAGGTCATCGAGATTAACGATGGCACGCGCACCATTTCCACCGTTTCGACGGCCATCATCGGCATGGTCTGCACCGCCAGCGATGCTGACGATTCAACATTCCCGCTTAATGAGCCGGTGCTGATTACCAGCGTGCAGAACGCTATCGGTAAAGCCGGTAAGCTCGGCACCCTGTCAAAATCCCTGCAAGCCATTGCTGACCAGTGCAAGCCGGTCGTTGTGGTTGTGCGCGTTGCCGAAGGTATTGAAGACCCGAACGACCCGGAAGCGGCGCAGAAAGAGACCATTTCCAACATCATCGGCACGACCGACGAAAACGGCAAATACACCGGTCTTAAAGCGCTGTTGACCGCCAAAACTGTCACCGGCGTTAAGCCGCGCATTCTCGGCGTGCCGGGGCTGGACTCTCAGGAAGTGGCGACTGCGCTCGCGGCCACCTGTCAGAGCCTGCGCGCGTTTGGCTATATCAGCGCGTGGGGCTGCAAGACCATTTCCGAAGCTATCGCCTACCGTGAGAATTTCAGCCAGCGTGAGCTGATGGTCATTCACCCTGATTTTCTGGCGTGGGACACCACGGCGAATCAGACCGATATTGCATGGGCGACCGCCCGCGCGCTCGGCCTGCGTGCCAAAATCGACCAGGAGACGGGCTGGCACAAAACGCTCTCTAACGTCGGCGTGAATGGCGTCACCGGCGTCAGTGCCTCGGTCTCGTGGGACTTGCAGGAGAAGGCCACCGACGCGAACCTGTTAAATCAGGCCGGTGTCACCACGCTAATCCGTAACGACGGCTTTAAATTCTGGGGCAACCGTACCTGCTCCGACGATCCGTTATTCCTCTTTGAAAACTACACCCGCACGGCGCAGGTGCTGGCCGACACGATGGCGGAGGCGCACGCCTGGGCGATTGATAAACCCGTCACCGCAACGCTTATCCGCGACATCGTCGCCGGTATCAATGCGAAATTCCGCGAGCTGAAAAACAACGGCTATATCGTTGACGGCTCCTGCTGGTACGACCCGGAGTCAAACAGCGTGGAAACGCTCAAGGTGGGGAAACTGTATATCGATTACGACTACACCCCCGTCCCGCCGCTGGAAAACCTGACCCTGCGCCAGCGCATCACTGATACCTATCTGGCGAACCTGTCAGAGTCGGTCAACAGCTAAGGAGCTCTGAGCATGGCATTACCACGCAAACTGAAATACCTGAACATGTTCAACGATGGCCTGAGCTACATGGGCGTTGTTGAATCCGTCACCCTGCCAAAGCTGACCCGTAAGCTTGAGAAATACCGCGGCGGCGGGATGCCGGGCTCGGTGTCGATTGACCTCGGTCTCGATGACGATGCGCTGTCGTGTGAGTGGACGCTCGGCGGTCTGCCTGACGTCGAGCTGTGGGCGCAGTACGCCTCGCCGGGCGCGGACAGCGTACCGTTGCGCTTTACCGGCTCATACCAGCGCGATGACACCGGCGCGATTTCTGCCGTTGAGGTGGTCATGCGTGGCCGTCACAAAGAGTACGACGGCGGCGAAAACAAACAGGGCGAAAGCGGCACGACCAAAATCTCGACCGAATGCGCGTACTACCAGCTCACGATTGACGGCAGGGAGGTCATCGAGATAGACGTCATCAACATGGTGCTGAAAGTCGACGGCGTCGACCGTCTGGCAGAGCATCGCAAGGCCATTGGCCTGTAACCCTCTTAACCGGTCAGTCAGGCTGACCGGTCACTTAACTTTGACGAGAGCAACATCATGGAAAACAACATCGAAACCGGCGTTACAGAAATTGAAGTCACCGAAACCAAAAAGCCACACGTCGTGATCCTCGATAACCCCCTCATGCGCGGTGAGCAAAAAATCGGAGAGGTGACGGTTTCAAAACCTAACGCGGGAACCCTGCGCGGGGTGTCGCTGGCCTCGCTGGCAAACTCTGACGTTGACGCGCTGATTAAGGTGCTGCCGCGTATGACCTACCCGGCACTCACCGAGCATGAGATTGCTCGTCTGGATGCCTCAGACCTGATGCAGTTCGCCGCTGAGGTGATTGGTTTTTTGTCGCCATCTTCGGCTCGCTGACGTTCCCCGCAAAACTTTCGGTCGATGACCTGATGGCGGATATTGCGGTGATTTTTCACTGGCCGCCATCAGAGCTGTATTCCCTGAGCGTGACCGAGCTCCTCACATGGCGCGACAAGGCGCTACAGCGATGCGGAAACCACTATGAGCAATAACGTCAGGATCGAGGTGCTGCTTAACGCAGTAGACCGGGCAAGCCGACCGCTAAAAGCTATCCAGAACGCCAGCAAATCCCTCGCTGGCGATATCCGCAACTCACAGACGACCCTGCGCGACCTTAACGCGCAGGCGTCCAGAATTGACGGATTCAGGAAAGCGAGCGCACAGCTTGCCGTGACGGGTCAGTCGCTTAACAAAGCGAAACAGGAGGCCGCAGCGCTGGCCGTCCAGTTTAAAAACACGGAAAACCCTACCAAAGCGCAGGCGCGTGCGATGGAGGCGGCAAAAAAATCCGCTGCTGACCTGCAATTCAAATATAACGGGCTCAGGCAGTCGGTACAGCGCCAGCGCACCGAGCTTGCTCAGGCCGGGATTAATACCCGAACGCTGTCGGCTGACGAGCGTCGCCTTAAAACCAGCATCAGCGAGACGACCGCCCAGCTTAACCGGCAACGTGAGGCGCTGGCGCGGGTCAGTCAGCAACAGGCAAAGCTGAGCCGGGTTAAAGAGCGCTATCAGGCCGGAAAGAATATGGCCGGTAGCATGGCGGCGGCTGGCGCGGCGGGTACAGGTATAGCCACGGCTGGCACCATGGCCGGGGTAAAACTGCTGATGCCTGGCTATTCGTTTGCACAGAAAAACTCTGAGCTGCAAGCCGTGCTCGGCGTTGACAAACAGTCGCCCGAAATGGAGGCGTTACGCAAACAGGCCAGACAGCTCGGTGACAATACCGCCGCATCTGCTGACGACGCAGCGAGTGCACAAATCATCATCGCCAAAAGTGGCGGGGATGCTGATGCCATTCAGGCGGCAACGCCGGTTACGCTGAATATGGCGCTGTCGAATCAGCGCTCAATGGAGGAAAACGCCGCCCTGCTGACAGGGATGAAATCTGCGTTTCAGCTTTCCAACGACCAGATCGAGCACATTGGCGACGTGCTGTCGATGACGATGAACAAAACCGCCGCCGACTTTGACGGGCTGAGTGATGCGCTGACCTATGCCGCGCCGGTGGCGAAAAATGCCGGGGTCAGTATCGAGCAAACCGCCGCGATGGTCGGTGCGTTGCACGATGCCAAAATTACCGGCTCGATGGCGGGTACGGGGAGCCGTGCAATCCTGAGCCGCCTACAGGCTCCGACCGGTAAAGCCTTTGAGGCCATCAAAGAGCTCGGTGTCAAAACCTCTGACGCCAGAGGAAACACGCGCCCGATATTTTCCATCCTGAAGGAAATGCAGCGCAGTTTTGAGAAAAACAATCTCGGTACCAGCCAGCGCGGCGAGTACATGAAAACCATCTTCGGTGAAGAGGCCAGCTCGGCGGCAGCGGTGCTGATGACCGCAGCGTCAACCGGCAAGCTCGACAAACTCACCGCAGCGTTTAAAGCCTCGGACGGTAAAACCGAGGAGCTGGTCAAAATCATGCAGGACAATCTCGGCGGCGACTTTAAAGAGTTTCAGTCTGCTTATGAGGCCGTGGGAACTGACCTGTTTGACCAGCAAAACGACGCTCTGCGCAAACTGACGCAGACGGCCACGCGATATGTTTTGAAACTCGATGGCTGGATCACACGCAATAAATCACTGGCGACCACTATCGGTGTTGTAGCCGGTGGCGCACTGGCTCTGATTGGTGTTGTTGGCGGGATTGGCCTGATTGCGTGGCCGGTGGTGATGGGGATTAACGCCATTATCGCCGCCGCAGGTCTGCTGGGAACGGTCTTTACCGTTGCCGGTGGCGCAATAGTGACTGCTGTCGGTGCCATCAGTCTGCCGGTGGTCGCGGTCGCCGGGGCGGTGGTGGCCGGGGCGCTCCTGATTCGTAAATACTGGGAGCCCATCAGCGCATTCTTTTCGGGCGTGGTGGAGGGGCTTAAAGCGGCATTTGTGCCGGTGGCGGAAATCTTCTCGCCGCTGACGCCGGTGTTTGATTCCATCATCGAGAAATTGCGCGGGGTCTGGCAGTGGTTTACTGACCTGATAGCACCGGTTAAGGCGACACAGGAAACGCTCGATCGTTTCAAAAATGTCGGTGTGGTGGTCGGCAAGACACTGGCTGATGCGCTGATGCTGCCGCTCCGTTCATTCAATAAGTTACGCAGTGGCGTCGACTGGCTGCTGGAAAAGCTCGGGGTCATCAAAAAAGAGTCGGACGGCCTCGACCAGACTGCCGCTAAAGCCAGTGCCGCAGCCGGTGCGCAAAGCGGGTCTTATATTCCGCAGACGTCCGTTTATGGCGGTTATCAGATGTACCAGCCAGTGACGGCGCCTGCTGGCCGGTCCTATGTCGACCAGAGCAAGCGTGAATACAACATTACTCTGTCGGGTGGCGTTGCGCCGGGAACTGACCTCGACCGGCAGCTCCGGGAAGCAGTCGAAAAACTCGACCGGGAAGAAAGAGCACGCCAGCGCTCAAGTATGCGCCATGACGGATGAGGGCTAAAACATGTTAATGGTACTGGGTTTATTTGTGTTTGAGCGCCGCACGCTGCCTTATCAGTCGATGCAGTACTCAAAGGACTACCGCTGGGCGTCAAACGACCGCATCGGTAAACCACCGGCTTATCAGTATCTCGGCGAGGGGGAAACCTCGCGCACGCTCTCGGGCGTGCTGTACCCCGAAATCACCGGCGGCCGCCTGTCGCTGACGACTGTCGAACTGATGGCCGACGAAGGGAGGGCATGGCCGCTGATTGACGGAACGGGCATGATCCACGGTATGTATGTCATCGATAAAGTGACCCACACGCACACCGAATTATTCAGCGACGGCGCGGCCAGAAAAATTGAGTTTAGCCTCTCGCTGAAACGGGTCGATGACTCGCTCGCGGCGATTTACGGCGACCTGAAAACGCAGGCCGACAATCTGGTGACGTCTGCCGGTAACTGGATTGGAGGGCTGGCGGGATGATTACGGGTCTGAATATTCAGGCCGGGGCGCAGATTGCTCCGGCGTTTATGCTCACGCTCGATGGCGATGATATCACGCAGAATTTCAGCGACCGGCTAATCAGTCTGACCATGACGGACAATCGCGGATTCGAGGCTGACCAGCTCGACATCGAGCTTGACGACACCGACGGGCTTGTCGAGCTGCCGCCGCGCGGTGCAAAACTGACGCTGTGGCTGGGCTGGCAGGGCTCAGCCTTGCTGAATAAGGGCAGTTTCACGGTCGACGAAATCGAGCACCGTGGCGCGCCTGATACGCTGACCATCAGGGGGCGCAGCGCTGATTTTCGCGGCACGCTGAACTCCCGCCGGGAACAGTCATGGCATGACACCACGCTCGGTGTCATTGTTGAGACCATCGCAGCGCGCAACAAACTCACGGCCAGCGTGGCTGACACGCTGAAAGCGATCCCCGTGCCTCATATTGACCAGGCGCAGGAATCCGACGCGGTGTTTCTGTCCCGCCTGGCTGACCGTAACGGTGCATCAGTGTCGGTGAAAGCGGGGAAACTGCTGTTCCTGAAAGCCGGTACCGGCAGGACGGCCAGTGGCAAGCCCATCCCGCAGATGACCATCGAACGCGGCGACGGCGACCGTCATCAGTTTTCGATTGCTGACCGCGAAGCCTACACCGGCGTAACGGCGAAATGGCTGCACACAAAAGACCCGAAGCCGCAAAAGCAAAAGGTGAAGCTCAAGCGCAAGCCGAAGGAGCAGCACCTGCGCGCGCTGCAACATCCAAAAGCGACAAAAACCACCTCAAAGGCCAGAGCCAAAAAAGAGCAGGAGGCGCGCGAGGGCGAGTATATGGTCGGTGAGTCTGAGAACGTGCTGGAGCTGACGACCATCTACGCGTCAAAGGCGCAGGCCATGCGTGCAGCTCAGGCGAAGTGGGACAAAATTCAGCGCGGAGTCGCGGAGTTTTCAATCTCGCTGGCTATTGGTCGTGCTGATTTATTTCCTGAGACACCGATAGCGGTCAGAGGCTTTAAGCGCGTTATAGACGAGCAGGCTTGGATAATCAGTCGGGTGGTGCACTACCTTAACGGGAACGGCTACACGACGGGCTTAGAGCTTGAGGTTAGAGTTTCGGACGTGAAGTATGAATTATTGGAAGAATAAAAAAGCAAACTTTAACTTGCAAATGTAAGATGCAAGTTTATCATCCCCAATTGTTATTGAATCGGGGGAAAGAAAGATGATGCACTGTCCATTATGTCATGATGCTTCACATGCACGCTCAAGTCGGTACTTAAGTTCAGAAACAAAAGAGCGGTATCACCAGTGCCAAAACATAAACTGTGGCTGTACATTTGTGACTCATGAGACGCTTGCAAGATTCATTGTTAAGCCGGGAGATGTAGTACCTGCTCCCCCCCATCCTTCAAAGTACAACCAGCAAAATTTATGGCTTTAAGAGTATGACCTGCGTATGCAGGTCATTACTTATAATGAGCTCAAAAGGGTATGTCATCTGAGAAATCAAGTGGAGTTGTATTTGTTTTTGCTTTTGGCGCTCGTTTTGATAATAGTTCTTCATGCTCAAGTAATTTATCAATGCCTGTATCGGTGATTGTGTATGCGTAGTATTCATCCCCGTTATTATTATCTACTTGAAGTGTGCGTTCTATTAAAGACATACGTTCAAGCTTAATCAACTGGAAGTTTACCAAGCTTTCATCCATACCTTTCAGAGCGTATGTTATTGAATGAGTGGACATCCCCTCAGGATATTTTGTGTGAGTCTCTAAACATACAGCTAAAACTTTTATTGTCGCCTCGTTGATTTCATAGCTATAAGGATTAACGATTGCGCGTTCATTTGAATTAAGTGAAATCCTGTTCAACCCCCCTTGAGTTTTCATTGCCTTGTCCATGCTATGGCAAGCAGGCACAAGTGCTGCGTCGACGTTAGCATCTGAACGATTAGCATCGTACTCTGCCGAAGTTATGCCTAAAAGGTCACTTGGTAATTTAAGTTCTACGCCTCGTGGTTTAACGATAAAACATCTTTTGATACCTATGGCGCCAATGAATAAGCCTAACTCAAATAAAACATTATCCCTAACAACATGTTCATGCTTACCTCTGGACTCAATCAAATCATCTGGCTGGAACACAAAGACCGCAAAATCCGTTGTTGCAGACCTAGTAATAAGATCATTAATCGTTGTACTGGAGAGCGTAAAATTTCCACTATTCCAAGGGGTAACTTCATAGTCATGCTCAAAATTTGTGCTGATCGCTCTAGTAACTGCCAAACTTTCACTGGATGAAGCTATAAAGACCTTCGGCTTGACCATTTTTGCTCCTGCTTACTTGCTTTGTTTTTGGGTAGCTAATAACTAGCAAAACCAAAATGCGTGATCGATAGTATGTAACCTGCATGGACATTATGTGGACACTGATAACAAAAAAGGGGTTAGCTAGACGCCAACCCCTTGATTATTAACACGCTTTGGATGTCGCGCTTAAGCGAATCTTAGTTCAGACGCTCTTTAATACGAGCAGACTTACCAGTACGCTCACGCAGGTAGTACAGTTTAGCTTTACGTACAGCACCACGACGTTTAACAGCAATGCTGTCAACTAC